GGCTCCCTATCTCCCCCCGCGAGGCCGACAGAGGGCGGGTGGTGCCGTGAGCAGCAATGCGGAGCGTCAGCGGCGGCACCGGGCACACAAGCGCGGCGATCACTCGCTCTGCGACCGGAGCCGCTGCCAGCCAGTCGAAGCCGTGACCGTTACGGAACCCGTCACGCGTAACGCCGTAACACCCGGCCCGGTTGGGCTGGGGGCGCGCGGACGTCGACTGTGGGCTGATCTCGCCACCCCTGGCACTTCGTTGCGACCGGCTGAGCGGGTACTCGCCGAAGAGGCGTGCCGGATCGCCGACCGCCTGGAGGCCCTGGACCGGATCCTGCGCGGCGACGAAGAAGCCTGGCTGAGCTTCCGGGCACTCAACGAGGACGGCTCGATCGTCCGGGTCGTCGTCACTGGGGTCCTGGCCGAGGCCAGGCAGCAGCAGACCGCCCTCAAGGGGCTCGTGTCCGAGTTGCGGCAGTCTATCGGTAAGGGTGCAGCGCCGGAGCAGCCGAAGGAGGCGGGCGCCGATGACCTCGCAGCTCGCCGAGAGGCGCGACGCGCAGCCGCGGGTCTGTAGGTATCCGCCCTACGTCTACTCGTCGGGTGCTGACGCGATCGACCTCGCGGACTTGGCCGGTCTGCATCTGGACCCGTGGCAGCAGTTGGGATTGAGGCACGGACTCGGCGAGCGCAGCGACGGGCGGTGGTCCGCGTTCGAGGTCGCCGTGCTGGTCAGCCGGCAGAACGGCAAGGGCGCGATCCTGGAGGCCCGCGAGTTGGCCGGGCTGTACCTGTTCGGTGAGCGGCTGATCCTGCACTCGGCTCACGAGTACCGCACCGCGATGGAGGCGTTCCTGCGGGTCCGCAACTTGATCGACGGGTGCGACGACCTGCGCCGCAAGGTGAAGCGGGTCGTGAACACCAACGGCGAGGAAGGCATCGAGCTGCTCAACGGCAGCCGGCTGCGCTTCATCGCTCGATCGAAGGGTGCCGGCCGCGGGTTCAGCGCCGACTGCCTGATCTGGGATGAGGCGTACGCGCTCACCGCGGAGCAGGTCGAGGCGCAGATGCCTGTCCTGTCGGCGCGGCCGAACCCGCAGATCTGGTACACCAGCTCGCCGCCGCTCGACGCCGTGTCCGGCGGGCAGCTGTTCAGCGTCCGCCGCCGCGCGCTCGACAGCAGCGGGCCGACCAGCTTGGCCTACCTCGACTGGGGCGCCGACGGCCGCCTGGACGACCTGTCCGGCGTCGACCTCGACAACCGGACGCTGTGGGCCACCACGAACCCAGCCTACGGGCACCGCATCACCGAGGAGACGATCGAGCGGGAGCGGGCCGCGATGTCGCCGGCCGGGTTCGCTCGGGAACGGCTCGGCATCTGGCCACCGGACCTCAGCCAGGGCTACCAGGTCATCCCGGTAGAGGATTGGGAAGCCGCGCTCGACGGACGCAGCATGATCGACGGTCCGCGGGCGTTCGCGCTCGACGCGTCCTGGGATCGCGGGCAGGCGTCCATCGGCGGTGCCGGCCGGCGCAGTGACGGCCGGCTGCATGTGGAGCTGGTCGACGCCCGCCCCGGCACGGGATGGGTGGTGGAGCGGCTCGCACAGCTGGCGCGGAAGTGGAGTCCATGCGCCGTGGTCGTCGACCCCGGCGGTCCGGCCGGGTCGCTGATCCCGGAGATCGAGGCGGCCGGCATCGAGGTCCACACCGTAGGGGCAACCGACGTGGCCCGGGCATACGGGAAGTTCTACGACGCCGTATCCGGCGTTGACCCGGGCGGCCGGGTGCTTCGGCACATCGGCCAACCCGAACTGACCACCGCGATCGCCGGGGCGACGCGGCGCAGCATCGGCGACGGGTTCGCGTGGGACCGCCGCAACGCCACCGTGAACATCACGCCGCTGGTCGCCGTGACGAACGCCCTGTACGGCTTCGCGCAGACCGCGCACATCGACTCCGGCCCGGTCGAGCTGACCGGATCCCTGATGGCGTAGGAGGCACCGTGACCACCCTGGCCGCCACTGTGGATCGCATTCAGGCTCGGACGGGATCCGTCGACTGGCGCCGCGTCGCCCTGGTCGTGCTGATGGCGCTCCCGTTCGCCGTCGGGTACTCGCTGCGCTGGACTGTGCGGGCGCTCGCCCGTTCAGTCTGGGCCGTCGGCTGGGTTCTCGGCTGGGCGTTCTACACCGCAGCCGAGGGCTGGTCGGCCGCCGGTGGGCGGACCTGATGGACCTGATCCAGCGGGTCGCCGACCGCAAGCGGCGAGCAGAGCAGCGCCGGGGCGAGCGGGCGTGGCCGGTCGGCAAGGGTGAGCTGATTTCACCGGAGTACGCCTACGGCCACTCCGACGACCGCTTCTCGCCCGAGGAGTATGGCAACTACGCCGTCACCAGCAATGACGTGTACAGCGTGGTGGCGCTACGGGCCCGGATGATGTCCGGCCTGAACCTGAAGTTCTACCGGGGCCGCGGCTCGGACAAGCTGGAGATCGCCGACCACTGGGCAGTCCAGCAGTACCGCAAGGTGAACCCGTTCTGGACCAGCGCTCGACTGTCCCGGATGGACGAGTTCTCGATGGGCTTGTGGGGCGAGTCGTACTGGGCTCTCGAACCAGGCGAGCGGGGTAAGCCGGGCGAGATCTGGTGGCTCAAGCCGAGCCGGGTACGGCCGATCCCACACGAGACCGGGTACATCCAGGGCTACGCGTACCACTCGGTGAGCGGCGACATCATCCCGTTCGAGCCGCACGAGATCGTGTGGTTCCGCTACCCGAACCCGATCGACGAGTTCAGCGCGCTGTCCCCGCTGGCGGCCGCCCGGCTGGCTGCCGACACGTCCGAGTCGATGATGCGCAGCAACAGCGCCCTGTTCAAGCAGGGCCTGCAGATCGCAGGGCTCATCGTCCCGCCGGCGGACAAGGTGACGTTCTCCGCCGAGCAGGCCGAGGATCTGCAGCAGCAGCTGGAGCGGCGGATGACGGGTGCCGACAAGGCGCACCGGTGGGCCGTGCTGCGGTATGAGGCGCAGTTCAAGCAGATGAGCATCACGCCGAAGGACGCCGAGTTCGTGGCCGGCCTGAACATGTCGTTCCGGCAGGTGTGCCGGGCGTACGGCATCCCGTCACCGTTGCTCAACGACCTGGAGCACGCCACGTTGGCGAACGCGCGGGAGTTCGAGCGGATCGCGTGGGACAGCGCGCTCAGGCCGGACGCGAACTTCCGGGCGGCGGAGATCGAGGAGCAGTACCTGACGAGGTTCAGGGGCGGTCCGGACCACTGCGCATACGACTTCACCGAGGTGTCCGCGCTGCAGGAGAGCGCCACCGAGAGCTGGACCCGCGAAGCGCAGGCCCTCGACCGGGGCGCCATCACGATCAACGAGTGGCGTAAGTCGAAGGGCTGGCCGTCGGTGCCGTGGGGTGATCAGCCGTGGCTGCCGGTCAACAAGGCGCCGGTCGTCGACGGGCAGCTGCAGTTGCCGTCCGCCCCGGACAAGCCGGCCGCGTCACTGCCGGACGACGAGGTCAACCCGGCTACCCCGGCGCCGCAGGTGTCCGGCGAGAAGGCGGCCACCCTCGTCGACCACATGCAGGCCAGGCGCTTCCTGGCTGAGTTCGCGATCAACGGAGCGAGGCTATGACGACCATCCACCGCGCTTACGGCCACGTCGACCGGGCCGCCGTACGGGACGGGGTGCCACTGCGGGTCATCATGGCCAGCGAGGGCCGACAGGCTGACGGCATCGACCTGCGCATGTCTGGTGCTCAGCTCGCCCGGTTCCGGTCCAATCCGGTGCTGGGCTACGGGCACGCCTACTACGGCCGGACGAATCTACCCATCGGCCGGGTCGACCCGGAATCCATCACGGCGGACGGGTCGACGCTGTCCGGCGAGCTGGCTTTCGACGCGGGCGACGAGTTCGCCGTCGAGGTCGAGCGGAAGATGCGCGCCGGCTACCTCAACGCCGTCAGCATCGGGTTCGAAGTCACCGAGTGGGAGTCCGAGCAGGACTCGTACTGGCGGGGCGGCGTCGCCACGGCGTGGACGCTCACGGAGCTGTCCGTCGTGCCGGTGCCGATGGACGCCAACGCGGTGGTCACTGCCGGTCGTTCGGGTCTGGACGACCCCGCGCTGATCGCCACCGTCGCCGGTTGTAGCGCCCAGGAGTTCGACCAGCTGCTGCAGCGGCTACGAGCGATCGGTGAGGCCACGAGCCAGCCGATCGACCCGAACACAGACCCCCCGGAGCCGCTGGCTGCCGGGGTATCCGACGACGCTGCCCGGGGCTTCCTGGCTGCGTTCGACCTGACCAGGGAGCGTCATGCCTGACCTCACCATTGAGGCGCTGGGGACTGAGGTCCGGCAGCGCATGGACGCGGTGTCGAAGGACATCGCCGAGCGGACCTCGGACGAAAAGCTCACGGACATGATCCGGGGCATCGTCGACGACCTCAGCAAGGACGAGGAGTTCGTCCGCAAGATTCGGTTCGGGCAGGGCCCGGCCGAGACTCAGCTCGTGGGCACCAAGTACGCCCGCTGGGGACTCAGTGTCAGCGACGTGGAGTTCCTCCACGACCTGATGTCGAGCCACCGGGGCAACCCCCGCAAGGGCGGCGGCATTCACCCGGGCCCGTCGGAGGAGCTCACGCGCACGTTCGAGGCGATCAGTACCGCCCGGTACATGGACGCGGCGCAGGTCCGGACGATGGACGGGCGGGCCCTCGACGACCTGTTCCCGCGGATCCCGCTGACCGAGTTCCACGGCCCGGACCGTGCACTCGCCCGGGCCGGCAAGTTCGAGCTCACCAGCGCCTACCAGCAGGCCATCCGCGCCATGGACACCGCCGAGTCGGGCTTCGGCTCGCAACTCGTCGGCGCCCAGTACGTCGGCGAGCTGTGGGACGCGCCCCGGAAGCTGGGCCGGGTGTTCCCGCTGATCGACTCGTTCGAAATGACGGACCCGACGGCGTACTTGCCGGTCGAGGTCGACATCCCGGAGATGCTGTTCGTCAGCGAGAACACGGCGAACAACTCGTCCGAGTACACCACCGTCAAGACCGGGTCGCAGCGGGTCCAGGTCGACGCGAAGAAGTTCATCATCCACCAGATGTGGTCCGGCGAGATGGACGAGGACAGCATCATCCCGTTCGTGCCGTTCCTGCGCCGGCAGGCCGCTCTGTCGGTGGCGCACTACGCCGACAGCCTGGTACTCAACGGCGACAACACCAACGCGGCCACGGGCAATATCAACCTGGACGACGCGGACCCGGCCGACACCAAGCACTACCTGGCGTTCGATGGCATCCGGCACGCCGCCCTGGTCGACAACACCGCCAACGCGGTCGACGTGGCCGGGGCGATCACTCTCGCGCAGCTCAACAACCTGCGCGCGCTGATGATCGACTCGACGCGGCTGGTCGACTGGGGACACCCGACCAACTCGGACGACCTGGTGTACGTGTCGGACCCGTTCACCGCCGACAAGATCGCGATGCTCGACGAGTACCTGACGGCCGACAAGTACGGCCCGCAGGCCACCGTGTTCAACGGCGAGGCGGGCCGGATCCTCGGCCACCGCCACATCTCCAGCATCGCCGTGAGCAAGACCGAGGCCGACGGCAAGCTGTCGACCACGGCGAACAACAACACCAAGGGCCAGGTCGTGGCGTTCAACAGCCGCGGCTTCAAGGTCGGGTGGCGCCGCCGGGTCATGGTCGAGACCGAGCGGCTCCCCGCCCGCGACCAGACCCGCATCGTGTACAGCCTGCGGCTGGGCTTCGGTCGGTTCACGCCGACCGGTGCCGCGTCCGGCATCGAGGCGGCCGCGGTCGCCTACGACATCTCCGTCTGACCCATCCGTCCGAGGAGGGGCCGCACCGTCCGGTGTGGCCCCTTCCGCTTGAGGAGGACCCTCCGATGCAGATCGATCGCACCATCGCCAAGGGCCAGCTGGTGTCGCTGGTGTTCATGCAGGACGCTGTCGCGGCGTCGCAGACCGACGTGCAGCTGCCCATCGCCGAGGTCAACGCCGCCGCCGGCAACGCCGTCGACGGGTACGTGATGCCGTTCGCCGGCGAGATCGTCGCCGTCACGGCTCGGCTGTCCGCCGCAGCGACCGCCGGCACGCTGACGGTCGGGCCCACGGTCAACGGCACAGAGAAGACCGACCCGACGCTGTCCATCACCACGGCGCAGAGCGCCACCGACACAGCAGCCCGCGGCACCGCCACGTTCGTCGCTGGCGACCTCATCGGCGCCGAGATCACCAGCGGCGGCACCTGGGACGGCACCACCGCCGACCTCGGGGTCACCGTGTACGTGCTGCTCTACCTGGACGGGATCTGAGCCATGAAGTACACGATCAACCACGCGTACAGCTCCCGCCGGGACGGCCAGCAGTTCGGCCCCTGGCAGGCCGGCGACGTCGTCGAGCTGGAGCCCGCCGACGCCGAGTGGGTCAACCGAGACTCGCCCGGCTGCCTGGCCGAAGCCAAGGCGAAGGCGAAGGCCGAGACCAAGGCTGACGACGGTGGTGAGCGGCAGCAGCAGCCGACCGCCGACCGGCAGCACCGCGGCGGCCGCAACCGGTCCAGCTGATGTCTGCGAACATCCTGCGCCGCACCACCACTGGGGATGTGACCACCGCCGCCGCGTACCTGCGTGCGGTGGTCCTCACCCCCGCCGCCGCAGCGTCCAGCGTGGTCATCCGCGCCGGCGGCTCCGGCGGCACCGTGATCCTCACCCTGAACGCGGTCGCGAACGGCACGAGCGTGGTGATGGACATGCACGGCGTGTACTGCGCCGGCGGCATCCACGCCACCCTGTCCGGCGCGTCCGCCGAGGCGTCCGTCATCTACCAGTGAGGTGAGCTGTGGCCGTCACCAACGGGTACTGCACGGTCGCCGAGCTGCGCACCCAACTCGGCGATGGCACCAGCACGCTGCCGCTGGCGGACCTGGAGCGCGCGATCAACGCCACGTCCAGGGCGATCGACCGGCACACTGGCCGCCGCTTCTGGCAGGACCCCACGGCGCAGACCAAGGTGTACCGGCCAGATGACGCGTACATGGCATGGGTGCACGACATCTCCACCACCACCGGGCTGATCATCCGGACAGACACCACCGGTGACGGGTCGTGGGCCACCACCTGGACCAGCGACCAGTACCAGCTCGAACCGCTGAACGCGGACGGCGAGTCGACGGCGTACGCGTGGTGGCGCATCACCGCCGTCGACACCGAACTGTTCCCCGTCCACGTGTACCGCACCACGCTTCAGGTGACCGCCAAGTTCGGATGGTCAGCGGTGCCGGACGAGGTGACGGAGGCGTGCCTGATCAGGGCCGCGGCCCTCTTCAAACGCAAGGAGGCGATTTTCGGGATCGCCGGGGAGAACAGCTTCGGCACGGTACGGATCAGCCGACGCATGGACCCGGACGTGATGGACCTGCTCGGCCCGTACATCAAGCTCAGCGTTCGGGCGGTGTGACGTGGCTTCGCTGCGCAGTATCCGAACCGGCGTGAAGACGACCCTGGAAGCGAACCTGACCGGTCTGAACGTGCACCGCACCGTGCCCGGTTCGGCGTCGGGAGACATCGTCGTGGTCCGTCCGTCCGAAGACGACACCGCGAACTTCGATGTGGCCATGGGACGAGGCGCCGACACATGGCAATTCGACCTGCTCGTACTCGTGCCGGCGGCGGTGCTAGAGACCGCACAGGACCGACTGGACGACTACATCACCGGCGCCGGCACCAGCTCGATTCGGCAGGTCATCTTCGCCAACCGGGCGCTGGGCCTGAGCAACACCGACGCCCACGTCTCCGGCGCGTCCGGTTACGGGGCCGGTTACCAGTTGGGCAACACCACCTACGTCGGCGCCACGCTGCGGCTCGTCGTGCACACGAAGGGGACCGAGTAGATGGCCACGTTCGCACTGGTCGACGCGACCACCTGGATCCACGACTACGACTGGACGACGGACCTCAACCAGATCAGCCTGTCGGCCAGCGCCGAAGAGCTGGACTCGACGACGTTCGGCGGCGGCGGATACCGCTCCCGCAAGGGTGGCCTGAAGTCGGTGGAGTCCAGCCTGGCTGGGTTCTGGCAGTCCGCCACAGCAGCCGCCCCCGACCCGCAGGCCATCGGTGCGCTGGGTACCGCAGACCGAGTTGTCACGATGACCCCGACCGGCGTGGCTGCGGCGACGGCGTACATGTTCCAGGCCGGCGAGTTCACCTACCAGGCGTTCGGCGCCATCGGTGAGATGACGCCGTTCAGCCTCGGTCTGATGGGCACGAACGGTGTCGGCGTGGTCCGTGGCCAGCTGGCCGCCGCGAAGCAGTCCGTCAACGCCACCGGCGTACTCGGCTCGGTCCTGAACCTCGGCGCACCCACCAGCACCCAGTACGTGTACTGCGCGGTGCACATCTTCTCCGCCGGTACGACGATCACCCTGCAGCTGCAGAGCGACACCGCCAGCAACTTCCCGTCGGCGACGACACAGGCGACGATCGGCCCGCTCACCACCGCCGGCGGCACCTGGATGACCCGCCTGCCGGGGGCGCTGGTCGGCGAGACGCATTGGCGGCTCAACATCTCGGCGATCACGGGCACCTTCAGCATCGGCGCCGCGATCGGCGTGCAGTAACCCTCCGCTTTCCCCGCATTCCCCAAGCCACCCCCGCCGGGTGGCTTCTTTCGTATGAGGAGCCACCGTGGCAACCTTCGCCTTTATCGATGCGGTCGTGACCGTGAACAGCGTGGACCTGTCCGACTGGGTCACCTCCGTATCCCTCAGCACCTCAGCCGATGAGCTGGACGACACCGCCATGGGCGACACGTACCGCTCCCGCATCGGTGGGCTGAAGGACTGGAGCGTGACCGTGGAGTTCAACCAGGACTTCGCGGCGAGCATCGTGGACGCGACGCTCTGGCCGCTACTGGGGTCCACCACCGCCCTCACGCTGAAGCCGACCAGCAGCGCAACAAGCGCCACGAACCCGCAGTACAGCGGCACCGTGCTGGTCAGCCAGTACCCGGTGTTCGGCAACGCCGTCGGCGACAAGGCCACCGTCTCCGTGACCTGGCCGGGTGCCGGGACGCTGAGCCGCGCCACCTCCTGATGGAGGCCCGCGTGACGGGCGCCAGCGGCCTACGCCGGATCGCCCGGGCGCTACGGGATGCGGAGCGTGCGGACCTCAAGCGGGAGCTGGACCGGGGCCTGAGGGCTGCGGTGAAGCCCATCGCGAAGGACGTACACGCCGGGCTTCCCAGCTACATCCCGTCCGGATTCCTGCCGGTACTGGACCGTGCCCTGCGGGTCGTCCCGCAGCTGCGCAGCCGCGCCGGGCGGCTCACCGTCCGGGCAACCGCCGCAGGCAAGCAAGAGAAGCGGGACCTGGCCCGGATGAACCGGGGTGTGCTGAAACACCCGCTCTGGGGCAACCGCGGGCACTGGATCGAACAACCGATCCGGCCGGGATTCTTCGACGAGCCAGCCAAGCGGATGAAGGACTACGCGGCGCAGGCAGCCAACGACGCGTTGGCGCGTGTCGCAGAACAGATCAGGAGATCATGACGTGCGGCTGAAGCTGTCCGACGAGGACCGGGAGCGCCTCGGCGCCCCGGAGTGGATCGAGTACGACCCGACCCGGTTGATGCTCGATGAGGCCATCGCGATCCAGGACCACACCGGCTACGGTCCGGACGAACTCGGCGACGCCCTCCGCGGTACGCCGGTGGTGCGCCACGGCGAACCCGTCATGGGCCCCGGCGGGCGGCAGCGGATGCGGCGGGACCTGCGCGCCTGGCAGTCCGTGGTATGGGTGGCCCTGCACCGCGCCGGAGTCCAGGTGGCGCTGCCCGACCTGACGTTCGACCTCATCGGCCTGGACGTCGGTGGCGACGAGGAGCCGGGAAAAGGCGACGCGGACGACCAGTCCACCCAACCCGAAGCCTCCGACTCCTGACTGAGCACTACGCACCGGCCTTCTCCCACCTGTTCGGGCTGCACCCGTGGGACACAGAGCGGCTCACCTACGAGCAGTGGAGCGCCTACCGCGCCTACGCCGACAAGCTGCGCTCGAACACCACCGGGGGGTGAACCGTGGCCCGGGACCTCGTCCTCGACGTCATTACCACCACCAGCGGGCAGGGCCTAAAGAAGGCTGCAGACGGGTTCGACAAGCTCGCAGACAAGGCCGACGCGGTCAGCGATGCACTCGGCGAAGCCGGCGAGAAGATCTCGGAGGCGGGCGAGAAGTTCGAGGAGACCGCCGTCGAGGCCGGACACCTGGAACGGCAGCTGGACGAGGCTCGGCGCAAGGTCAAGGCATTGGCGGCCGAGTTCGACAAGGCCGGCGACGTCGATGTCCTCAAGGAGTGGCGCAAGGCCAGCCGCGAGGCTGCAGGGCTGGAGCGCGTGTTCAAGTCGCTCGGCGACTCCGATGACGGCGGGCCGGGGAAGGTCGCCAAGGAAGCCGTCGACCAGCTGGAGAAGGGCGCCGGGCGGATCCGCAAGGCCTTCGGAGAAGCGTTCGACGCGATGCCGAAGGAAGTCAAGATCGGCGTAGCGGTGACGCTCGGCGGCGCGGCTGTGGCCATGGGTGGCGCTGCCGCCACGGCGGGCGTGCTGTCCGCACTCGGCCTCGGCGGGATCGCCGCGGGCGTGTCCGCAGCGCTGAAGGACGAGAAGGTCAACGACGCCGTTTCCGACCTCGGCGACCGCATCAAGGATCGCATCCAGGAGGCTGGCGAATCAGCGTTCGCCGGGCCGGTCATCGCGGCCACCCGAGTCTTTGACCGGGAGCTGGGGAAGGTCGCACCAGCCTTCGAACGGACGATGTCGAAGCTTGCCCCCATGGTCGAACCGCTGGCCCGGGGAATCGCCGGGTTCGCCACCAAGGCGGTACCTGGCATCGAGAAAGCGGTCACCGCAAGCAAGCCGTTCATTGACATGCTCGCCCGGGCTCTGCCCAAAATGGGTGATGCCCTGAGTTCGTTCATGGACTCCCTTTCTGACGGCAGTCGAGGCGGGCTACGCCTGTTCCAAATCGCACTCAGCGACATTTCGGCCATCATCAAAATCGTCGGTAACACGATCGAGATCAGCGCCAAGGCGTTCGACCTCTTCGCCACCGGCGCCTCGAAGGCGGCCGACGTCGCAGCCAAGGCGACCAGCTGGATCCCGTGGGTCGGCGACCAGGTCGGCAAGGTCAATGAGGGTTGGCAGAAGATGAACGCCAACGTCGAGTACTCGGCAGGTGCCGCCGGGACGACGGGCGACGTCATGACCGACGCGCTTGGCCGCATCGCCGGCGGGGCGGACAGTGCGGCCGCAGCGGCGAAGCGACTCAATGCCGAATTCGATTCTCTGTTCGACCAGACGATGAGCGTTGACCAGGCAACCATTGGGTACGAAGCCGCCGTCGATGCCCTCACGGAGAGCATGCGCGAAAACGGCAAGTCGTTCTCCGACAGCACCGAAAAAGGCCGCGAGAATCACGGGGCGCTGCTCGCCGTGATTCAAGGCGCGAAGGATCTGCGTGACGCCAACATCGCCGCCGGAATGGGTGCTGACGAGGCGAACGCCAAATACGGCGCCCAGATTCAGGCCCTCGAAGGCGTACTCCGCAAAGCGCATATGACGGAACAGCAGATCGCGGCCTTGATCGCCGAGTACCAGAAGATCCCCACTCAGGGCAAAACCATGACGGTGAAGCTCCAGTACGTGGTGTCCGGGAAACAAGTCTTGTCGAATAGCAGCGGGCAGAAGGTCGCGGCATTCGCTGAGGGCGGAACAACGCCTGTCAACAAACCATTTCTTGTCGGCGAGAACGGGCCCGAGCTGATGCAGCTGGGGCAGCACGCCACAGTGACGCCGCTGACGCAGGGAGCCGGTCACCGGCCGGCGGTCGGCGGACACGGCGGCATGCCCACTGCCCGGCTGCTGCTGGACTCGGCCGGCAGCCGGCTCGATGACCTGCTCCTGGAGGTGCTCCGCACAGCGGTGCGGACCCGAGGTGGCGACGTGCAGCTCGTGATCGGGGGGTGACGGGTGTCCGGAGTGACCTACCGCGCTTCGGCGTCGATCACTAACACCATCTCCGGCACGTCGATCACGGTGACCAAGCCAACCGGTACGGCCAGCGGGGATCTGCTGGTGGCTGTCGTCAGCGAGGTCGGCGTCGCCAGCATCACCGCACCGTCTGGGTGGGTCCTGGTGGACACTGCGGACGCTGGGACGAGCCTCCGGTCAGCCATCTACTACAAGGTCGCGGGCGGGTCGGAGCCCGTGTCGTACACATGGACCGTTGGGGCCTCCGTACGGCGCTGGGGGTGGGTGGGCGCGTACACCGGGTGGGACACCACCGCGGCGAGCCCAGTCGTGGCACAGGCCACCACATCCACGGCCAGCGCCTCCGCATGGGCGGTGTACGCCGGTGACGTCCAGGTCGAGGAAGGCCTGTACCTCGCGGCTGTCGCGTCGACCCGGACCGCGAGCGGCACGAAGACCACCCGCACCGGGTCGCTGTCGAACGAGCGCTACGACAACGGCAGCAACGCTGGCGGTGGGGCCGGGGTCGACATCGGTGGCGGGGTGTATGAGGCGTCCAGCCTCCCGTCACCGCCGCCGGCCGCGCTATCGGCGTACGCCACGATCACGGCCAACCAGAGCGATGAGCAGTCCGTGGTGTGGGCGCTCGCCCTCATCCCAGCGTTCACCGCACCGACGTACCCGCTCGACATTGTGCTGGAAGCTGCGTTCGGGGAGGACCCGGACTCAGACCCGGCCGGCTGGACGTGGACCGATATCAGTACGTACCTGCGCGACCCGGGCGTGACGCTCACGGTGGGGCGGCGCAACGAGCAGCCCGGCCTGGAGCCGTGCACGCTCGCCTTCGCGCTGAACAACTCGGACGGCCAGTTCACCCCGGGCAATCCGTCCGGCGCGAACTGGCCCAACGTGGTGCGCAACGTGCCCATCCGGGTGTCCCTCGACGGCATCGGCGTGGCGCCACCCTATGAGCGGGTCACCGCGTTCGTCGGCTCGTGGACCCCCAGGTGGGACACGAGTCTGAACCTCGCCACTGTGCAGGTGCAGGCCGCCGGGCGACTCCGACGGGCCGGCCGCCGCACCGCACCGCTGCGATCGCCGCTGTACCGCATCATCACCGTGGACGGGCCGGCCGCGTACTGGCCGCTGGAGGATCTGGCCGGCGCCCAGCAGGCCATGCCCGCCGTCGGCGACAGTCCTCTGACCTGGTCGGGTACCACACCCACTCTCGGTTCGGGTGGCCCGGACGGGTCGGCGGGCGCGCTGGTGTCCGGCTCGGCGACGGTCCTCACCGCGCCGTTCATGGGCACGTCCAGTACCGCGTGGAGCGTGGAGGTGGCGCTGTCCATCCCGTCGGCTCCGGGCGGCACGACCCGGGCGCTGCAGTGGGTGGTGCACTCCGGCACCTACGCCCAGTGGGCGGTGGCCATCACCCCGTCCGGCGGCACCGACACGGTGGTGCTGCAGCTGCTCGACAGCGGCGGCAGCGTGTCGGCGAGTTCGTCGATGAACTTCCTGCTCGACTCCGTCGAGCCGTACGCCACGGACCTGATGCTCGCCATCAGCGCCCGGCAGGACGGCGGCAACGTCGAGTGGGAGATGCAGCTCAACTCCGTGTCCGCCGGAGTCGGGACCAGCGGCTCATTTGCCGGGACTCTCGGCACACTCGGGGCGCTCTCCGCGCCGTCCGGGTACACCCGAACCAGTTGGGTGTACTCACACCTCAGCGCCTGGAACAAGGTGCTGGACCCGTCGTGGGGGAGCTTCGGCTTCGCGCACTGGACGGCACTGGACGGGCACGCCGGCGAGCGGGCCGTGACCCGGGTCGGGCGGGTGTGTGATGAGGCTGGCGTGACGTCCACTGTGGTGGACCCGCGCGGAGACATCGTCGGCGAGGAGATGGGACCGCAGAGCACCGCCGGACTCGCCGCGGTGCTCGCCGAGATCGAGCAGCTGGACCTGGGGCTCATCCACGACGGCGGGGAGTCCGGCGCCCTGGTGATGGTGCCTCGGGCCGCCCGGTACAACCGGGAGCCCGACATGGCCCTGGACATGGACGCCGGGGAGGTCGCCCCGCCCCTGAGCCCGGTCTACGACGACCAGGCCTTACGCACCGATGTGACGGTCACCCGGTCCGGTGGCTCGTCGGCCCGCCGGTCGGCGACCAGCGCGGACGGCGTGTACGAGGAGCGGCGCACCGTCACCGCGTACGCGGACAGTCAACTGCGGGACATTGCCGCCTGGCTGGTGCACACCGGTACATCCGACGAGCTGCGGTACCCGGGGCTGAGCATCGACCTGCGGCGTAACCCGGGCCTGGCCCAGCAGTGGGTGTACTGCCGACCCGGGCAGGCGCGCATCACCGTGGACCACCTGCCGACACAGCACCCACCCTGCGGCGTGGACGTGTACCTGGAGGGCTACACGGAGCGCATCAGCCAGTACGGCTGGACTGCGGATCTGAACTGCTCGCCAGCCCGGCCGTACCGGGTGTTCCAGGTTGAGGATGCCGAGTACGGACGGGTCGACACTGGCGGCAGCAACATCGCCGGTGACATCAGCTCGACGCAGACGACGTTCAGCGTCGACACCCAAACCGGTCCAACCTGGATCACCACCGCCACGAAGCCGGCC